AATGTGGCCTCTACCAATGACATTACCTGATCCTAATGTAGTAAGTTCAGGGTCATATGTTTCTAAATCAATTGCAACTTCTTTTGCTCCTGATAAATCTTTTAGTTCGTGCGGTGCAACCCATTCAGTTTCGGGTGCAAATAACGGGATCTGTGTTCTTCTCACTTGTAATCTCTCTCCTTCACCATTTCTAGATAATGTATAGCCTTATCTATATCTTGTATGCCACCCTTGCTTGAGTGCCTACATATATACTTTATAGCGTTGCCCTCTGCAAAAAGCAACTTATTTTTGTTTATAAATTCTGCAGGTTGAATTTTCATATACATATAATGTGTGCCGCCTACTTGTTTAAACATTGATTCTAATTCGCTAACTTTAACGTCATCATTAATGACACCTTTTTCTTTTAGTTCTTTATGTATTTTTTTCATATTATATAAGCCCGATCAAAATTTTTAGGATCTAACACATGCAATTCACGCTTCGCTCTCGTCGCTCCAGTATAAAATAATCTATGTAATTCATCCGGGTCATGACTGAAAGTTTCTAGCGCCGCACCTGTTAAGTCTTGCATAAGTAAAACGTTGTCGGCTTCTCCTCCTTTGGCTGCGTGTATGGTTGACATTTTTATACGAGGATTTTTATTTAACGTCTCACCATTCGCCCTCATGTTACGAATGTAAGTTTCCGTCATTGGATCTAAACCATGAAATGATTCATACCAAACTGTAGACACCAGTAATCCATGTTGCTCTTGACATTCTTTTAGTGTATACTTCGCGTCCGAATGAAGAGTTTTACCCTTCTGGAATCCAACTAAAACATTATCACCAAGATACTCATAAATATTTTTAATTTCTAAATGGTTCAACAATTCACCTTTACGCCAATGTTCCCAATTATTTAATGCCAACAATAATTTTAATGGTACAGAATTTATTCCTTTACATTGGTAATACCATCCTTGTATCTCACATAAATCTTTTGCATCTTCTAGAAAATAATTTGCAGAAGATAATACTAACCAATTACCTTTACTCATATCTACTTGTGTTATATCAGAATATCTTTTTAATAATCCTTGTTCTTCTCTAGGTTTATATTCTTTAGGAAATCTATTTTGTACTTTATTAATTATTTTTTGTGATAGCTCATGTATAGGACCACCAGGTATTCTATAAGATTGATCAAGAGTTTTAATGTCATCAACTTCTTCTTTTAATGCTATAAAATGATCTACATCTGCACCAGCCCATTTAAATATAGCTTGGTCATCATCACCTGCAATGTAAGTTTTGTTTGCTCTGGCCCAAATCTTTCTTACCATTTCCCACTGCAATAATGATAAGTCTTGTGCTTCATCTATAAATAATACTTCAAATTTATTTAAAGTTTCCTTTAATAAAAAGTCTTCTATTAAATCATTAAAGTCTTTTAGATTTTTTTCTTTTTTAAATCTTTGTAATTCTTCTGATAATAAAAATAATGTGCTACGTTCTATATCTAATATATTTTTTCTAGAATCATAATACTCTAATAGATCCATTCGCTTTACAGCTGCTGTGTTAATGATTGTTAGATACTCATTGTCAGAATTAAAGGTACCATCTTCATTAGAAAATTTTGCTGTTTTAATAGGTATGCCACATTTCTGTCCAAATTCTTTATAGTCTTCTATCTTCATCATCTTTTCTTTAGTCATACCTAATTGATTAAATGCATAAGAATGTAGAGTTCTAAAAAATGGTAGATCATTTTCTTTATCTAGTCCAAACTTATCCGAAGCTCTGTCTGCTGCTTCTGTTGCTGCTTTCTTTGTAAAAGAAAAGTAACCTATTTGTCTAGGTCTAATCCCGTCCTTTAGGAATTCGTCCACCAAGTTTAACAACGTTGTTGTTTTTCCGGTTCCTGGTGGCCCTAATATTATCGTCTTCATATTTTTTTAGTTTCCTTTCTGCCATGTTTAAGTGTATTTGTGTTAATTCTAATTCTTCTTTTAATTCTTGTATTATTAATCTAAATCGTAAATGCCAATTGATCCCCACGTCCTTGTCATATTTCATTAAAAATCCTCTTGTTGATAGGCTACTTTAGATACTGCTGCTTCTATTTTTTTCATAGTTTTAATTTTAATAACTCTAGGCTGTTGAGATTTAACTCTTAATCTTGTTTCTTCTACAAAAATATCATCTAATCTTTTTATTAAATTACCTGTTTTAATTTTATCCATGTCCCAGTTATTTTTTTTTAAGAATGAATAAAAATCTTCCATTCTAAAATATGTAAAACCATCTTCTGTATATGGAAGTTTATTAAATATATCATCCATAGTTCTCGCACTCTGTCTATTAGTAGTCCAATCTTGCAAGAGTCCTGTAATTTCATTAGTAGGATTTAAAGATTCCAGTGGTTCTACTTCTTGTAAGTTTTGCATCATTGGTTTTAAAAAATGTTGTTTCCAATCTTTAGGTTTAGGTACAGGTACAACCAGGTTAGCTTGGTCTAAACATGCTAAAGCAAATAAAGGTGGGCTATATAATTGTTCTGTCTTTAATTCTATTCTAGTTTTATCTACGTTTAAAAACCATTGCGGCGGTGTTGATGTATATTTAGTCAAACTACCTAATACTGGCATTTCTTCTTCACCAAACCCTACACCAAATCTTTTAGTTCTACATAAACCAGATTGACATACTGAATTGATAGGTGCATCTTTACATCTATACTTGTCATAACCTTTTCTGTTAACTGATTTAATTAGTTGTTGTACTTCATTATTACTCAAAGCTGGATCCATGTATTGTGAATTAGCTTTTACAATTTCATCTTCCCATGTATCGGGATGTGATTGTTTATAATAAACTGCAATATTAAATAGTGCGTTGTTTCTGGAACCCTCACCAAAACCTATTGATGCTAATTTGTTTAAGCAAGGGGGTCCTCCAGGAAATGATTCTTCTATTTTTTTCTCTTCTGTTTTAATTTTTTCAACTTCTTCTTTTGTACAACTGAAAACATCATAGAGCTTATAAAATTCCTCAAGTGTACAACTGGCGCCATTATCGTTGATAGCATATCGTAGTCCTTTCATGTTGTTGTGGTAAGGTAAGTTTAAAAAATTTCCAGTGTCACCACGTTCCACTAAAATTTCTGTTTGTTTAGGAAATATTTCAGAGCCTTCATAGCCAAGTATGATAGACATTTGTTTTAATTTAGACTGCATCAAAGATGCAGGTATATTTTCTTTGGTAAATAAAAATACGTGAGCGCCGCCTGATTTACTACGGCAAAGTACTAGGGGTAATTTATAAGACCTAATAGTTTTAATGAGGCTAGTGTGATCAAGGTTATATTCGTCAATATCAATGCACCCCCACCTACAATCATTATTTTCTGTGATAGGGATAATCCCAAGGGCTGCTCCTTTTCCTTCAAGATGATTGGTCCAAAGTTCGTCGGTGACGTTTTTACGAACAATAAAGGCTTTTCCTTGTTGCTTACCATTCTCTCCTCTGTCACCGGGCTGGTATTGTCCATATGCTATTGTTAATCCACTAAAAATTTGTTTGAATTTATCCATATATTACTTTCTTCCTTCTTTGTAAAGGGGATCTTGCGATCCCCTTAAAACTAAATTTAATACGGAGTATTATCTTTAGCTTTCTCTTCCACATCTGCTTTTGTTTGCACGTTACCCTTTGAAACACTAGAATTAAAATCTTTAGCCGTTAGGTATAAAGACTTATCCTCTTGTCCCATAATTCTGTCTTGTGTTACAGACCATCCATACCAAGAACCTTTATCGTTCTTTTGTAATACAGATTGTAAGTTATACACAACCCCATGCATTGGAGGTATGGCCATTCCACCTTTTCCATCAGGTATTTGTATGGTTTTCATCATAGAATTCCATTTTTTACTGACGTTAAGTTGTGTTGATTTCATAGTAATCAACGCGGGTGCCATTCCACCTGCTTTTGTTTCAACCAGTACATAATAAGAAGCTGTCTCTTCTAAATAGTTACCATTAGGTAATCTAATTTTAGATCCATCTCTCTTACCTGTTGCGATTACCGGACTGTTTGGTAGATGTACAGCCACAGGAGCA